GATATATATTAATAGAGGGTAACTCTTAAAGGAAAAAATATGCTAGCTAAAATATATATAACTGGAGTGATAGGAGAGGATGTTTCATTACTAGACGTAATGAGACAGTATAAATCATTTTCTAATCCTACCTCAGTGGAGGTAATAATAGACTCAGTAGGAGGCTCAGTAGATGTAGGCCAGAGTATATTCTCTTACTTAAGAAATTTACAAATACCAGTTAAGACTTATGCCAAGAGAGCCTACTCCATAGCCTCAGTTATTTTTATGGCTGGAGATGAGAGAGAAGTAGAGCAAGGGCAGGAAAGATTAATGATTCACTTTCCTTTTGTACAGAATGCCTCAGGAGGCTCTAAGGAGCTAGAGGATTTAACTAAGCAATTAAAAGCACTAGAGAGTGACTTCATAAAGTTCTATGGAATTTACACTGGCATAGATGCTGACACTATAAAGACACTTTTAGAGAATGAGACTTTCCTATCTGGAGATGATGCATTCGATTTAGGATTTGCCACTACAGTGAGTATTCCTCTAGCTGCAGTAGCTTATTATACACCAGAGGAGATTAATGATACAAAAACTAACAAAAATGTAATTATGAAGAACGCAGAAAAATTAATTAAAGCTCTGCAGGTATTTGTCTCTCCTAAGGAGGTTCCTACTGAGATAGTAGCTTTAGTATTACAGGATGCTAATGGTATTGAGATTACCTTTCCAGCAGTAGCAGATGATGCTATGCCAGAGGTAGGAGATACAGCTACTGTAGATGGTGCCCCAGCAGAGGGAGAGTATGTAGCTCCAGATGGCTCTACATTCGTATTCTCTGGAGGAGAACTTACTGAAGTAAAACCAGCAGAAGAGCCAGCTCCTGAGACAGAAGAGGAAGCTGCAGCTAGAATAGCTAAAGAGGAAGAGGATGCTAGATTAGCTTTAGAGAATGAGAACTCTGAAATTACTAAGCTATTAGAAACCCTTTTTAATAAGGCTACTTCTGAAGTAGAGGAGAAATTCAATACAGCTCTTACTGCTTTGGCAGAAGAGAACAAAAAAGTAAACGATGAGCTTAAAGCTATGAGAGTCCTTTTAGGCTCTGCAGAAGTAAAAATAGAAGCTCAGGAAAAAGAGAATAGAGGAACAGCAGGAAGAAGTAAAGCTCTTGCAATTTTGAATAAACGTAAATAATTAAAAACTAAAATTAAAACTAAAAAATTATGGCATCACCGAATTTCACATTAACTGGATTAACTGGTTATGTTGACCAAAACAGAGAAGAGCTTTTATCTGCTGCTATTGCAGGAGCAAAGTCTAGCCAAGTGCTAGCAATGCAAACAGGTATTAAGGGCTCAGCAAATATCAATTTATTGGATACTGATTTAGTTTTCCAAGTTGATAATGTAGCAGGAAGAACTCCTGCAGGAGTAACTACTATCAGTAAAAGGACTATCACAGTGGCTCCTATTAAAGTAGAAGAGGATATTAATGTAAAGGGCTTAAATGACACTTATATCCAGCACCAATTAAAAGCAGGTTCAGCAGACGATGCTATTCCTTTTGAGCAAGCATGGAGCGAACTTAAAGCTGCTAAAATTGCAGCACAACTTGAGACAGCTATCTGGCAGTCTGAGGTAGGTGGAGCTGGTGGTGCCAATATGGTACACTTTGATGGCTTCCTAGAAATTATCAAGGATGAGACTGCTAACGTAATTCACTCTAATGGCACTTCTGGAGGTATCCTTACAGCCACAGGTATTACTTCAGCTAATATTGAGGCTATTGTAGATGGTGTTTACACTTCTATTCCACTTGAATTATTGGATAAGGATGATGTAGTTATCTTTATGGGACATGATAGGTTTAGACTATACACTCAAGCTTTGAAGGATTCTAACTTATTCCACTATGATGCCAAAGGCTCTAATTTCGAGATAATGGTACCTGCCACAAATGTTAAGGTAATGGCCTTGCATGGCTTGAATGGAGTAGCAGTAGATGGCAGCCCTATAGTAGCAGCTAGAACTTCTAATATGATTATAGGAGTAGATTTAGAGCACGATGAGGATGTATTTGAAGTATGGTATTCTAAGGATGACAAAGTAGTTAAATTTGATGCAGGCTTCAAATATGGAGTACAGATTGCCTTCCCAGCAGAGGTAGTAGAATTTTCTACAAACGCAGTATAATTAAATGATTAAGCCCTCTCTAGGGAGGGCTTTTAACTAAAAACAAAAAGATAAAACAATGGCATACGATGATAAAATCAGTGCTACTATAGCCTTCGACTATCAGGACAGACCCCTCAAGGGACTGGATGGTGGTAGAGCTATCTTAGTTAACTATGATGAAATTGATTTCGCCTCTACACCAAGAACAGCCTTAGCTCAGTTAGTAGCTTTTACATTAAAGGCTGGTGGTTCTGCAGGTTTTGAAATTCAATGGTATAAAGAACTGGCCAGTACTTCCAGTGCTTATGCTCCTAATGCTGAGGCAGTAGATGGATTTTCCCACAGCTTCTTAGGCAGAATGAGTAATGCTTCTGCAGCTAATGCAGAGATAGCTAAGGAATTAAAAGATGGTAGATTCCTAGTAATAGTAGAGACCAAGTATAAGGGAGCAGATGGAGATGACTCTAAGGAAGCTTATAAAGTTTATGGATTTGATTCTGGACTTAAGCTAAGTGAGATGACTTATGCGTCTCAAGAGAATGAAGGTGGTATCTTATTTACACTAGCTACTCCTGAGGGAATGAGTGAGAGATTTCCTTACCAGACTCTATACGCTGTATCTAAGACTGCTACAGATGTATTAGTAACTGGACTACTTACTCCTACCATTTAGGATTAAAGATTAAGGTTAAGATGTAAGGGAGCCTCAGTAACATGAGCTCCCTATCTTATCATCAAATAATTAAAGAAAAAATATTATGGCAAACTATAAGTTTAGATACCCTACAGCTCTTTACAAAACTGATGAAGGCTCTTACATTTCGCAGAAGACCCTCACAGATGAGATAGCTGAGAAATTCCTAGCAGAAGACCCTGAGAGAATAGCTCTATTCTCCTCCTATCCAGACTCGGTAGCTCCTCAGAGCGACGATATAGACACAGAGGTAATAGAAGACACTGAGCCAGAGAACAGCGAAAATAAGCCACCCTGTACTCCATGTAAGAAAAAGAAAGAATTAATGGCAATTAACATGAATGAGCTCAGGGTTATGTATCCTGACTTATCCACTCCAGTAGGAACTACTAAAGTGGACTTCGTTAATATGATAGTTAAATCAATTTTTAACACAGAAGACTAATGAAATTAACTTATAACCCTCATACAGACAGCCCTCTGGATATAAAGCCAGACAGGAGAACAGAGGTATTTAACTTTGGAGCAGATAATGCTTATCCTACCCTAGTAGAGACCCTTATTCAGGGCTCAGTCACAGCCAAAAACTGTGTAGGTAAGGTAGCAAAATCTATATACGGTAAAGGATTTGGAGAAGCTGGTAAGGTTAAAGTTAATAAAAGAGGCCAGAGCTTAAATGACTTTTTAAGAGTGGCAGGTAAAGAGCTAGCTACTCATAATAATCTATTTATCCATATAGGATATAATGGAGACCTCCAGATAAACAGCCTAACTGTGATACCCACTACCTCCTGTAGAGTAGGTAAGGCAGATGACAAAGGCTACTCTGGTAAGATAGTAATTTATGATAACTGGGCTAAGGATGTTCAGCAGAGAGTACAGCCTGCTAAATTTGAGAGAGTAGATGTATATAACCCTAATAAGACTGTAATCCTTTCCCAGATAGAGAAGGCAGGAAGCCTTAAGCAGTATAAAGGGCAGATGCTCCATATTCAGGAGGCCACCAATGCTGTGTACAGCCTTAGTGACTTACACCCAGTACTAGAGGATGCTCTCCTAGAGAGTAGAGCCCAGAGCTTCAGACGTAGAGGAGCGGATAAGGGCTTCTTAAATACTAAGCTAATGGTAGTAGCTCCTTTTGCCTCAGAAGAAGAGGAGGATGACTTTAATGATGCTTTAAAGAGCCTACAGGGAGCAGAGAACTCAGGAGGAGTATTACTTCTGGAGGCTAGTAGCTTAGATGGAGATGTAAATACAGCAGTAAAGCTGGAGGACTTATCCTCAGCTTATAATGATACTATGTTCCAGTACTCAGAGGAACAGGCTAGGAAGAATATTTGTATAGCTTTTGAGGTGCCACTTAATTTAGTGGATGCCACTGATTCTGGATTATTTGGAAACTCAGGAGAGCTCCTTACTTCCATGAAGCAAATACTCTGGGAGTCTCAGGAAGAGGTAAGAGATAGGCTAACAGAGACACTATCAGCTCTATTAAGTGACTCTTCAATAGTAGTAGAGGGAGAGCTAGAGATTATAGAGCCTTTTAAATTAGTAGAACCAGAACAAAAAATCCAGACAAATGAGCCTAGTTAGTAATGTAGAATTTAAAGCAGCCAGAGATATTGGTAATAAAGTAGATGAGTCTAAACTGACAGAGGCTATAATACTTACAGAGAAAACAGAGCTCTATGACTTACTAGGGGAGTTCTTATTTGACTGTATCACTAATAAAGATTCAGTAGCAGCTCTCTGGGTAGATTTATTTGCAGGTAGCACATTTACAGTAAATGGAGAGACCTTTATCCATGATGGCCTGAAGGCAGTGGTAATAGATTTAGCATACAGCAGGTATCTTAGTGTACTTAATCCAGTCTTCACTCCTTTTGGGATAGCCTTCAAGGATTCGGATGACCTAGAGAGAGTAGATAAGGAGACACTTAACAGATTAGTGACCAATGCTAAGAAGGATGCAGATGCTAAAATGAGAGTAGTTAAGAAGTACCTTGAGGAAAATTCGTCTAGCTTCCTTAGGTATAATAAAAAAGATACGCCTGATTTTGGGCTTAACCAAAGACGCTGGAGAACATTATAATTATGGGAACATTTGTATTAGGAGTAGTATTAGGAATGGTTTTAAATAATAATAGAAAGGCTGTTCTGGAATTAATTAAAGTAGGATATAATAAAGTTAAAAACACATTTAAGAAATGAGCACATTCACAATAGTAATTCTAGTAGTAGGTATTTTTGCAGTAGCAAGAGTAGCTCTCAGGAAACAGGATAGAGAACCTAATGATGAGAAATTAGGAGAGGGAGGAAACTCTGGAACAGATGTAAAAGGTAATCAAAAATGAAGCAGCGACCTTACATTATTTTCTGGGTTCTAAGTATGGCTCTAGTAATATTTTTTACTAGAAGCTGTGGCTCGGATTTAGTGACTGATGTAATTACAATTCCTGCAATGGAGAACACAAAAATAATAACAGCACCTCTCCCAGTGGTAAAAAAAGATACCTTCTTTTTAGAAACTGGAGAGATAAAAATAGTCACTGTTCCTAATCCAATTAATCAGGAAATGATGACCAAATATTACCAAACTAAGGACACTCTAGAGAGACTAAAATTATATCAAAATGCTATCGAAATTCGGGAGTATGTAGAAACCCTAAAAGACAGCACTCAAATTATCACAGTCCTCAGTTCGGTCTCAGGAGAGCTCAGAGAGCAGATAATTTCTTACAGAACACTCCCTATGGAATTTCCGAGAACACGCAATACGAGCAAAAACGCCCTGTTTATAGGGCTTTCAGGAGGTCTGCCTTTAGACCCTAATTTTAACACTTTTACGGCTGGAATTAAGGCAGATGTAGTGACAAAAAATAAGATTTACAGCTTAGGCTATGATAGCCAAAAAAGGATAAATATAGGCTTATCAATTAAATTATTTTAAGATGGAAATAGACCCAAGCAATGTAAAAGATTTCATTCCATATCTAATAGGATTAGCCACTACTTTGCTAGCTCTTAAGAAGGACTGGATAGGCTCTAAATTAGGAGTTAAAAATTCTCAGGAGGATTTAGAGACTAAATCTTTAGGGAATATTCATAAAGAAATGAGCATATATAAGGAGCTCCTAGATGATATTAGGATTAGACATTCTGAAGTAGTAGATGATATGAGAGCAGAGATAAAAACACTTCAGCAGGAGATAATTGAGCTTAGAGCTTTTAATAAAGAGCAGAAGGATTTTATAGCTAAGCAGAGTAAGAGCTTAGCATATTACACTCAGAAATTTGGTAAGATAATAGAGTAAACTAACAACCCTTATGGTAATAATTAACACTATAGATGCTAATACCTTCTCCATTGATGGAGAGGTATTCCCTACTATATACCAGCCCCTAACCAGTGATACTGATTCTGTGGCCATTTATAACGTATATGATACCAAGCTCCAGATATTACCCTCCACTTTATACTCACAGATAACACTAGACTCAGTGGTATATGGAACAAAGGCTCTTTTAATAGCAGCTCTTATTCCAGTAATATATAAGCCAGCTTCTGGAGGAGGAGGGACTATAGCGTGGGGAGATATTACCTCTGGGCTAATTACTTCCCAGACTGACCTACAGGCAGAGCTAGATGCAAAGGCAGATACAGTACATACTCATACCACAGCTCAGATAACTAACCTAAGTGCCTACACTGGCCTAGATTCCAGATACTATACTAAGTCACTAGGAGACCTGAGATATGCTCCTATAGTCCATACCCACCCCTACACAGATGTAGTAGGCTTTACTGACTATATCTATGATGCTAATAGTATCCAGAGAGAAATACTATCCACAGGTATTAGTGATGGTGGTGCCCTGACTATTAATGTAGATACTACAAAATTCGATATAGCTGCAGGTGTAGGGTTTATAGTTGACCATACAGTACACCCTTCTGTAGTGACTAAAGTAGAGTGGAGTGCATTCACAGCACAGACTGTGACCAATTTGGCTACCTCATTTGCTACTGATATTGCTATTAACGCTGCAGGAGCTATAGTACAGCAAGACAGTTATACAACTGAGGAGTTAAGGAGTCTAATCTTCTTAGGAGGTCTTAGTCACTTAAATCAGACTAATATAGATAGAACCTTCTCTATAAATATAATGAGTGACGGAATAGGCTCTAATGTTTATGAGTTAACGAAGGCAATAGGGGATATTAACACCAGCGGAAATGTATTTTTCCCTAATGCTACAGGGAACCTGACCATAAATAAGACCTCAGGCACTACCTTCTCTTATGGTAGGAATAATGCAGTAGATAAACTTAACCCTAACTTAGCTACACAGGCTACCCAGACTATATGCCCTCTTCTATTAGTATATGGAGATGGCTCTGGCAATGGTGTATTCTCAGCCCTTACTAATGATATTGACCCTACCCAGTATGATAATGGCTCAGGAACACTACAGGCTGTCTCTGGTGCTAAATGGACTATCCAGAGGATACTAATGTTCTCTAATAGTGGACAGGTAGCTGTACAGTACGGCTCTGCAGAGTACACAAATAAGTCAGATGCCATTACCAATGCAGCTCTAGCTGGCTTTGACTCCTTAACTGGTATTAAAACAGCAATAGTTAGAGGCTACATAATAGTAAAGAACACAGCTACAGATTTAACCAGTAGTGATGCAGAGTTCGTGACTGCTGACAGATTCGGTGGTGTATCCTCCAGAGATGCAGGAGCTACAGGGACTACAGCTTGGGGCAGTATTACAGGCACCCTATCCTCACAGACAGACTTACAGTCTGCATTAGATGCTAAGGTAAACCTAGCAGGAGACTCTATGACAGGTATCCTTAATGTAGCTGCAAATGTAAACGCTGATAATGGCTTTATTACGTCAAAAGCTACAGCACATACCCACAGAACTATACTAGGCAATTCTGCTACTGTTAGGAACTATCTAGTAGGAGGTAGCTCTACAGCTTCTACCAGTGTATTAGATACTTATCTTAGAATTAGGTCTATAGCAGATGGAGATTTAACATTCCAAGAGAATGGGCTAGCACATAAGATATGGCATGAGGGTAACTTAACTCCTGCAGATTATGTATTGAAAGCAGGAGATGTGATGACAGGAGATTTAACTGTTAATGCTCAATTACTTATACCTAATGCTACAGTTAATAACTGGGCATTTAGAGCAGATACAAATGATGTGAACTACTCTGGCTTATGGTTTACAGCTGCAGGAGATGGTATGCTTATATTAAGAGACTCTTTAGGTGCTAATACCCAATTAACATACAATGCTACTATTAATGGCTTGAATGCAACTGGTAATATTAACTCAGAAGGGAGCTACTACTATGGAGACAGTAAGGCTATAGTACAATTCTCAGATGTATGGTTAAGATTAAACCCTTCAGGTAGTTTTACTAATGGTATCTACTGTGGTAGTAGTATTGTTCGTACAGATGGCAGCCTACAGGTAGGAGCCAGTGGGAGTATGTTCCATGCGACTACTGCAGGAGTAGTGAGCAGTGCCATCAGTATGACCTCAGTGGATGTGATAGGTACTACCTCTCTGACTGCAGGGAATAGTGGTGTTCAAAATGGTACTATCACGCTAGCTAAAAATGACACAGGAGGAGTGGCTCTAGCTTATGAGGATGACTATTATAGATGGAGAAGAGGTGGAGGTGGCTCAATAGCAGGTTTTAGGTGGGATAACTTTGACTCTCAGGTTATGAGATTAGCGTCTAGTGGCTCAGTCTTAACTTTAGGCACAGATGTAGCCACTACAGGAGCTGTACACGCAGGCGATTTCATAGCAGGTAATCAAATACTTAACTATGGTGTCAGCAGATGGAGTGTATCTGAGGCAGACACAGCACACCAGAGATGTGATGCTAGAGACGATGCTACCACACAGTCTAGACTCCATTGGTATGGAGTAGATTCACTAGGAGCAGTTAAAAACATTAGGGAGGCATGGTATGATGGAAATAACTACTTATATCTTGATTATGAAAATGATGAATTATTATTCTCTACCTCAGTGTCAGCCAGTACCTCTCCTTTAACATTTAAGATACAGAGTAAAGTAGATGCTAATTTTATTGTAGAGGCAGACTCAGATAACTCAACCGAGACAGATAACCCTACTATACAAATGTGGCAGGATGGTGCAGCAGTTAAAGCCATCTGGGGGATAGAGAGTTCAGCAAGCACAGCTTTTACTGGAACAGCAGATAATTCTCCATATTTCAATACTTTAGCAGGTACTCAATGGGTATTCGGCACAGCAGGTACTAAGAAATTTGCCATAGAACCCAATGGAGTGACCTCAGCAGGGTATGTAGCAGGAACTAGAATAGTAGCAGGGTATGACTCAGCAGTAGCTGGTTCTGTTAATGCCTCTGGCTGGTTTAGGAGTACAGGTTCTACTGGATGGTTTAACGCTACTTATGGTGGTGGTATTTATATGACTGAAAGCACCACTGTGAGAGTGTATGCAACTAAGAAGTTTCAGGTAGATAATGATATTTATATAGCAGGAGCAAACGCAGGTATAACCAGAGGAGGTAGTACAGCTAGAGGATACTTAATAGGTTCTTACAATGCAGACGGAAATATAGCAACAGCTACAGGGTGTATTTACACTATGGGGACTAGCTTTAAGCCTGCAGCTACTACTCTAGGTAATATGTATGGAGTGGGTTATTCTTATGGGTCTGCATCATTCCTTAACTCTACTGATTTAGGTACTACTCCTAGTAATGAGTGGGGATTCTATGTGGCAGCAGATGGTAATGCTAGATTTTTCGTATCTGGAACTTCTGGGAAGAGCTGGCAGAAGAGTGTATCTTATGCTTCTAACTTCCAATTAAACTCAGATAGGAGACTTAAGACAAAAATAAAGGACTATAAGCCTACTGGATTAGGTGTAAAATGGAAGACATTTGAGCTTAAGAACGAAGCTGGAATATATAGGGTAGGAGTGATAGCTCAGGACTTACTTAAGATAGCTCCTCAATTTGTTGACCAGAGTGACCCAAAATCACTGACAGTAAAAAGTATAGATTTAGCTAATGCCTGTATAGCAGAACTTACACAGGAAAATAAAGAGCTCAGGCACCGCATGGATAGACTTGAGAAAATGTTTAAAATAAGTAAAAATTAGAAAATATGGCATTAACGATTAAGCAGCAGATAGAACTAAGGAATGATGGATTACCCTCTATGTATTATACTATAGATTTATTCTCTTACCAGACAGCTCTAGCAGTGGCTATAGACTATCAGAAGAATGAGAAGGTAGTACCTATGGAAAATGCAGAGGCCTATAGCTATACTAATAAAGTCTCTGGAGTAATAGGAAGACTATATAATGACAGAGAGAAGATGATGGATATTCTATCCAATATGATGACAGCTACTCTAGGTAATAGTACCTACACTGCTGCCCAGATTAATGGAGCTACCTCTGCACAGATAGAAGGATTCTTCTCTGGAGAGATGATGACAATAATAGAGAACTTAGCTCTAGTGACTCCTAGTGAGAGAGCTGAATATATAGCCCTGTAATGAGTGTACCAAATACCGCAAATTTCAGCCTTCAGGATGTAGTTAATGAGATAGGCTCAGGGAGCAGTTTAATTAACTGCTTTGCTAATGCAGTGGCTGCTGGCTTTGACCCTTTATATGGGAGTATTAGCAGCACTCAGCTATACGCATTCAGGAACTATAACCATGCTGCCATTACTGTTGACCCAGTATCACTAGGCTATAGTGCTATTAGTTCTGTGAATGCCTGTGGAGCAGGGCTTACCACTTACTATATAGATGATGGCCTTACATGGCTTACCAGTACTTACCTCTGGGATGACAATATAGGCACAGTACCTTCTGCTTCAGGGTTCTACTCAGATGGCACATGGTACAGAGAATGGAATGGAAGCGTATTTTTAACCTTTAAATTAGCCTGCTAGGCATAAAATAAATAGACATGAGTGTAATAATAAGTACAGCAGGTGCTCCTGCAGGAACCTTTACAGTAGATGGAATATTATATAACAAAATTTACCAGCCATTAACTGGAGGAGGGGACTATATATCACTGATAAATAGTTATGACACTAGACAGGTTTTAGTTCCTAATACCATATACAGTGGCTATACCATTAATGGAGTAGGATATGGTACAGCAGCTCTGACTATAGCAGCTCTGGTACCTATAGTATATGAGAGCTATCAGGGAGGTACTATTACCTCAGTATTTGGGAGGACAGGAGTAGTAGTAGCAGATACTGCTGACTACAGCTCATTCTATATATCTAAGACTGGAGGCACTATGACAGGAGCTCTGACAGTACCAGCTGACCCTTATGCTATTGGCTGGAATGGGAATAATACAGTACCTACTAAGAATGATGTATATGATAAGATAGAGGCTCTGGTATTAGGAGGAGCCATTACTTCTGTATTTGGTAGGACTGGAGTAGTGACTGCATTAAGTACAGACTACTCAGCATTCTACTTAGGTATATCTGCCACAGCAGCTAATAGCACTCTATTTAATGGATTAGCTACTACAGCCTTCCTTAGTGCTACAGCTAATGACAGCACCTCAGGGAGCTTAACAGCAGCCTCATTTATTACAGGAGCATGGACTATAGATAGCTCAGGGACTGATTTAGTTTTTAAATACTCTGGAATAACTAAGTTTACCATTACCTCAGCAGGAGCAGTAACTATAGCAGGGAATTTAACAGCAGGATAAAATGGCACAAAGTTTAAATATAACAGGCTCAGGACAAACTAACTTACTGGATACAGCAGATAAGCTGGACAGCTTAAATAATATAGCCTCTATGGCTGTAGCTGCAGCTATTAGCACTCCTGCTACTTTCCCAGATGACTGGTATAGTTTTATTTACTGTGCCTTCACTGGAGTGAGCCCACTGGTGGCTGCAGGAATAGACAGGAATATAGATGTAGATTTTAAAGCATTTGGTACTCCAGTATTTACTGCCTCAGAAGTATGGTGCACTCCTCCTACAGGAGTACTTACTGCTGGTAATGGAGTGGCTAGATTTGATTTAACTAAGAACCTTACAGGTATCCTTAGGAGCTGTACTCTCACTATGACAGTGACCCAGCCTCTAGGAACCTATATAGTAACCATTACCCTTAATAATGAGGCAGCTACTTTATACCCCTCTATTAGTCTGGGATTAGATGCCTCTACAGGGAATGCTGCCTGCAGTGACTTTATAAACTCTCCAGTAACTAGGTATATAGACACAGCTAGCACGCTATGTACCACTAATAACCTATGGCTTAATATAGATGGAACTACAAACGCAGGAGCTGGATACTACTCAGATGGTAGTAGCTTCAGGTACTGGAATGGTAGCAGCTGGACTGGAGCCTGTAGTGACTGTACAATATAATAGATATGAAAATAAGCAAAAAAGGAATAGACCTTATTAAGAAGTACGAAGGATTCAGGAACCACCCCTATAGATGTGCTGCAGATGTGGCCACTATAGGTTATGGTACTACATTCTATCCAGATGGCACTCCAGTTAAGATGACTGATAAGCCAGTCACTATGGTAGATGCTCTCCAGATTCTGTACACTGTTATAGATGGCTTTGAGAAGGGTGTATGGGATGCTGTCTCCAGCGTATGCTTAGAACAGAACCAGTTTGATGCTCTAGTGAGCTTTGCCTATAATGTAGGCTTAGGAGCGTTTAAAAACAGTACACTATTAAAGAGGGTATTAGTGAACCCTAATGATGAGGATATAAAATACCAATTTAGCAGATGGAATAAAGCTGGAGGGAGAGTCCTGAAGGGTTTAAAGAAGAGACGTAATGAAGAGGCATGGCTATACTTTGAACATACAAGATAATGGGAGCATTTAAGTTTAAGAAATTCTATGAGAAAATGGTAGAGCTATTCGATAAGGAGCCTACTATACTTGAGATAATGACAGATACAGATTTACATACCTATATTAATGGACACTTACCCCCTAAGGATAAGGTCTCTTTTTCTACATTTGAGAAGTGGAAAGCTCCTAATAATAGTAAGAGTATAGAGATGATAGAGGGAGTAAGCCTAGAGGAGGCTAAAGCCTTCAGAGACACTCTAGCTTTTAGTAGGGTATGCCAGAAGCTCTCCCTCTATAAGGAGATGAAAGACCCTAATAATAAGATGGCCTATAAGCAGCAGTGGATAATGGAGAGGAAGTTTAATGACCTTAAAGCTAATCCAGTGCTCCAGCTTAACAGTAATCCTGTATTCAAGATAGAAGCAGGGAACGCAGAGGAGAGAGCTCTACTAGATAACTTATATAATGGAGAGGACTCCGCAGAGGATATAGACTATGAAGAGATAGAGAAAAAAAGACTAGATAGATAGATATGGGACAATATAAATACAGCAGAGCCTTCTTTAAAATAGCTAAGATGAAGGCAGCCTTAAAGATAGTACAGGGAGGGAAGGGATGTAGTAAGACTATATCCATACTCCAGATATTTATAGCCCTAGCTATGAGTAAGAGGGAGAACCTAATTATTTCTGTAGTAGCTCAGTCCCTACCTAACCTTAAATCTGGTGCCCTTAGAGATTTTGAGAAAATCCTAAAGGATATGCAGGTAATGGATAAATGGAAGGTTAATAAAACAGATAAGACTTATACCTTCGGAAGTAATATGGTAGAGTTCTTTAGTGTAGATGGAGAGAGCTCTAGGCTGGGTTCTAGGAGGACTCATTTATATGTGAATGAAGCAGATGGTATCAGGAGAGAGACCTTTGTGGAGCTCTGGAGTAGAACTTCTAGCTGGACTATAATAGATTATAATCCTAGGAGAGAGTTCTGGGCACATACTGACTTCATGGATGAGCCAGATGTAGAATTTATAAAGCTCAATTATTTAGATAATGAGTTCATTCCTAAGAAGGAACTAGATGCTATTATGATGTTCAAGAGAAAATATGAAGAGTCTGGCTCTAAGTACTGGGAGAACCAGTGGAGGGTATTAGGACTGGGAGAGCTAGGAGTGGTAGATGGTGTAATATTTGAAGAGGATAAGGACTATTTAGTTATAGATAAGATTCCTGAGGATGCAGAGTATATAGGAGCTGGGCTAGATTTTGGATTTACCCACCCTACAACTATAATGAAGCTCTATAAGAGTGTAGATACTTTTGGAGAAGACCATGTAATAATACACCAGAGCTTATTCAAGGCTGGAATGTTTACTCCTCAGATAGCTATGCATATAAAGGGAGATGTAGATTTAATGAGCTCTATAATAGTGGCAGATTCTGCAAGGCCTGAAATGATTAGGGAAATGAGAGGAATGAATATTCCTATAGTAGCTCATAAGAAGGGTAATGTAATGGCTGGCATAGATTTAATGCATTCCATAAAAATATATATAACTGCTTCCAGTGAGGAAAGTATAGAGGAGTTTAGGAGCTATGCTTATGCCACTAACAGAGCAGGAGAAAACTTAGGAGTTCCTAATAAGGCTGCAGATGTAGATAATAGTATAGATGCTGCTAGGTATGGTATAGAGTACTTCCTTAGTAAGGGACGTAGTAGAACTAATAAATTAAGATGGATAAGCTCATGGTAGATAAGATAAATAATTATAAGTTAAGAGACTTCTTAAAAAAGGATGAGAAGCTTATAGAAGAGTATGCTACCATGCTATCTTTTATAGAGCCAATACCTACTAAAAATGAATTATTCTATATGCCTCTGGAGGATGTAGATTTTATAAAGAGGAGTATAGCTAAGATAGACCTCCCTCTTATGGTAGCTATCCTAGAGAAGTGTAATGACCTATCTGAGGAGGAAGTAATGGCCATGCCTATAGTATCCTTTTATGGTAATATTAGGAGCGTTAAGCTCCAGCTTGATAAGATACTGACTCTGGAGGAAGAGAAGCTCTCTAGCAGCGTACCTAATCTTAAATGGGAGACTGTAGAGGGTTCTAAAAGACTCAGTCCTTTTGGTATCCATAATACTTTAGACAAATTGTCTGCAGGAGATATATTAAAATGGGATGCCATTAAGAAGCTTCCTTATGATTTAGTATTCGTAAAGTTATTTATGGATAGAGTAAGAGGAGATATAGATTATGAAATGAGTAAAATTAAAACTAAACAATAGATATGTACACAATACTAAAAACAGTAGCAGCAGCAGCAACCCCTACAGCGTATCCTTTCACTTATGCTAGGCAGGACTTTGCTAATCTTTTTGACGAAGTGGAAGCCACTGGCCTCCCTCATATATTCCTAGACAGTGTAAAGGTCTCAGAGAGTTATGATAATTATGACAATTTAATAGAGAAGACTTATACAGGCTCCTTTATGATAGTAGTCTCTAGTGATATAGATGAGGGAGATTATAATACTAGATACACCAATAGGATTAAACCTATTTTAGATGCTACTGTAGATGAGATTAGGATAGCCCTTCATGTAGCTGACTGGATTAAGATTAATGGCTGGGATATTACTGAAGTTATTAATATGTTTGGTTATGGATTCGATGGTGTATTAATAGATTTTAACATAGTGGAGGACACTCAGAGAACTACAGCACAATGATAGGAGATAATAAGACACTGAGAGACGAAATGGAGAAGCTGGTGGACGATATAAGAGCTGCTTATGAGGATAGTGGTAAGAAAGTATCTGGAGAGTTTTCTAAGGGCTTAAAAGTCACATATAACTCTAGGGGAGCTACTCTCTCAGGATATGCTTACCTAGCAGGTAGGAAGGCAGGAGGAGTGCCTCCTATAGATATAATTAAGAAATGGGTAGAGGCCAGAGGTATAAGAGGGAGAAGACCAGAAATGACCTCCACTATGGTGGCTAAGGCTATAGCCTTCTCAATAGCTAGGAATGGAACCCTAGCAGAGAACCATAAAGCTATCTATGATGAGGTAGTGACACCTCAGAGAATACAAAGTATAGTAGATAAGGTGTCTGCCATTAATGTACAGGAGTTTACAAACGCAGTGACTATAGAGATGAAAAAACTAACAACAAATATTTAAAATATTATGGCATTCACATTCACAAAAGAACCTACAGGAATTTATCCAGTATATAATGACAGCTTCTTA